AATGCCGTGAGGTTTGGATCCCCAAAGAAAAAGACCATATTCTTCTAGGGTGTGATGCAAAATCACTGGAACTTCGCTGTCTTGCTCATTACATGGATGATGAAGATTTTTCAAAAGAGGTAATCGAGGGAGACATCCATACCTTCAATCAGAACAAGGCTGGTTTGGAGACACGAGATCAGGCAAAAACATTCATCTATGCCCTGATCTATGGTGCTGGCCCTGCAAAGATTGGGGCGATTGTCGGAGGATCGGCGAATGATGGAAAGAGATTAATCGATAACTTCATGTCATCCCTACCGAAACTTCAGCGGCTGAAGCAGAGGGTTGACCTGACGGTTCAGAAGCAGTACATTCCGGGCTTGGACGGTCGCCGAGTTCCGGTGGAACACCAGCACACAGGACTCAACTATCTTCTTCAGGGAGCCGGGGCTATCATCTGCAAGCATTGGTTAATCCAGATGTACCAGATTGCCTTCAAGAAATCATTAAGAGCAGCACCCATTGCTAACATCCATGATGAAATGCAATGGGAAGTTCATGAGAATGACGTGGATAAACTAACAGGAGCAGCCCATGAAGCTATAAAGAATGTCAGAGAAATTCTTAAATTTCGTTGCGATCTTGGATGCGATGTCAAGACAGGAAAAAATTGGGCCGAAACCCATTGACACCAAGATCATATAGGCCTATATAAGGCTTCCTACTTACACAAATAGACACACAAAGGAATATACACAAATGGCTAATACTCCCGCAGCTGATACCACCAATAAGTCAGAGCGTTTCATTCTTTCAGGCAAGATGTTCTACGGTCATCTTCACCCTGAGTTTCCGGATACCGCCTATACTCCCCGTTGGGGCATGGCACTGTCACTCGATAATGACATGCAGGATGTTGCATCATCCAATGGTATGACCGTCAAGGATGCGACAAGCATCATGGATAATCCTTATGTCTCTCTTCATAAGAATGTGAAGAAGTCTGATGGCACCTCGAATGAGCCACCGCTTGTTCTGGATGCCAAGAAGAACACAGTGCCCTCAGATGTTCTGAACCGACTTGGCTGGGGTTCAGACGTAAAGGTTCTGATTGCAAAGTTCTGGATGTCCAAGTGGAAGAAGTGGGGTTACACCCTCGAAAAGGTACAGATCATCAACCTTGTGGAATACACTGGTGATGATGGCTTCAGTGAAGAAGACGGCTTTGTTTCATCAGGTGCTTCAAATCCTGATGATGATCTGCCGTTTTAAGAAACAGGTAGACTGATGACACTTTCCAACATCACTGGAGATATCCGGGAAACCATTGAAAATGGTGGGTCTTCTCCTTCTGCAAAAGACTTGGATATCTTCCTTGAAGAAGTAAGGAATGCTGTCATCAGTCTATTTGACAGGAGGGATTCAAGAGATACTGAAGAGAATAATATCCTCCGATTCTCTTCTTTGGGGAAGAAAAATAGACAGCTGTGGTACAAGGCACACACCTATAGTGATGCCTCATATAACTCCCTTCCATATGACACAGCACTAAAGTTTACCTATGGAAATATTCTTGAATCCCTCCTCCTTCTTCTTGTAAAGACAGCAGGTTATGATGTCTCTGATTCCCAAAAAGAATATGAACTTGATGGGGTTCGTGGGCATATTGATTGCAAGATCAATGGATATGTTGTTGATTGCAAAAGCGCATCAGGCTACTCCTTTAGTAAATTCAAAAAGGGTAATCTTATGGATGACCCCTTTGGATACATGCACCAGCTTGGTGCCTACATTCAAGCTGATGGCATGAAGAATGAGGGAGGCTTCCTTGTCATCAACAAGGAATCAGGTGAAATCTGTTATATGCCTGTGCATGATTTAGAGTTACCCAATGCCAGAGAACGAATCAAAGAAGTTAAGGACATCATCTCAAAAGAAACTCCGCCCGAAAGATGCTACACCCCAGCTAAAGCTAGGGATGGTAGAGAGTATCTCAAGACAGGGTGCATCTACTGCGACTTCAAGGACAAGTGCTGGGAAGATTCGAACCAAGGAATCGGCCTCGTCTACGAAACAGGCTCGGACGGTAAGACACGATACTACACCAACACCATGGGTGATCCATTCTAAGGATCAAGGCGATCCAGATCCCAAGTGGTTCTTTGGTTTTTTATACCTTATCTATAATAAAAAGAATGACAAGAAATATATAGGTAAGAAACAGTACAAGCGATATCTCAAAAACAAACCGGTTGGATACACTGATTGGAAAACATACAAGGGTTCTTCCAAGTATCTTAATCAGGATATCAAGAAGTACGGGGTTAATAATTTTATTTTCATCATGATTCGACAGTTTGAAACTCGTGGTGGACTTACCTACTATGAAGCCAATGCTCAACACAAGCTTGACGCTTTGACTTCAAGGCTGGATGGCGTGGAAGACAGAGAGTATTACAACGCCAATATCATGGGGATTAAGTTTATCCCTAAAGAAGTTGTTCCTGAATTCAACCAACTACTAGAGGAAATAATCAATGACTACTGCAAACCTTAATACCGTTGAAGAACACCTGACCAATGTTGGCCATATCTCAGCACGGGAAGCAATGCTTGACTATGGCATCATGTCTCTCCGTGATGTTGTCTATCGCCTACGTCAGAAGGGATACAACATTATTTCAGAGGAGCGTCACAATCCTGTGACGAACAAGAAGTACATTCGTTACTGGCTCTGCAAGAATTACAGAAACCGCCCAAAGGCGGCTTAATAAACAAGTGGGTATCTTTGATATAGAACAGACAGATCATGATGATCTGGACTATGTATCATTGAGTATGCTCAGGACTTCAGATCAATACTGGAGTCCTGAGCAAATTCTCTGGCTTGCTGTTGTGGCTCAGGCTCTTCTTGATGCCACCAAGGAACCACGAAATACAGATTCAGAAGCAATCGTGGAACATCGTAGAGCGGCAACCAGATGGCTTACTGTTGTTTCAGCATGTGTTACCTCAGAAGACATGGAAGAGGTATGCGAACTTGCTGGAATATCTTCAGATAGAATTAGAAAACTAGCCACCAATATCTTGTTTGATGGTCTTCCTTTTGAAAGATTCAGAATCAATGCACTGTTGGATAGCACAACAAAGGAGAATTAATTATGGTAGATGTATGGGTTACTCTTGTCGTGTTTGCTTTTATGAAGGGACCCGGAGTTCATACTACGCCTCTTTATATGGGCGATGAACCTGCACGGTGTGAGCAGGTTGCGGAGGATTTCAATAATATTTATGTTGACTTTCCGTATAAGAAAGCCATCTGTCTGAAAATTGGCACGGTATATGATCCCGTTGAAGACGCCCTTCCATATCAGGAAAATGCTTATGATGAGTGATGATGACAAGGTTAATCACCCAAGCCACTATAAATCAGGTGGTCTGGAAGTCATTGATATTATCGAAGCCAAGCTATCCCCGGATCAGTTAAAGGGATATTATCTTGGTAATATCATGAAGTATGTATTTAGACATGAATACAAGGATGGTATCACAGACCTCAAGAAGGCCCGCTGGTATCTTGATCGGCTTATTCAGAATGTCGAACAAACCTGATACCCGAAAGATAATATGGAAAGATGCCAGAGGTGGTCAATCTAATTGGTGCCTCTATGATCCTGATAATTATACTCCTGCAATCGTGACAACCATTGGGCAGGTGTTTAAGGAAACAGAAGAGTACATAGTTCTTCTGTCTTCTTTTTATGAAGATGGTCCCAATGAAATCATGCACCACAATGGTGTCCTGATTCTTAAATGTAACATCATAGCTGATAAAAAACTTAAAGGATAAAGACTAATGGATATTGATGAATATCAGATCAATGCCTCAAAGACAGCGATCTATCCAGAAAATTCAAAGGTGATCTACCCTGCCCTTGGGCTTGCGGGAGAGGCCGGAGAGGTATCTAACAAGATCAAGAAGACACTCCGGGGTGACATCTCTATCGAGGATATCCGCCACGATCTTATCCACGAGATCGGGGATGTCCTCTGGTATATCTCAGCGCTTTGCTCTGATCTTAATATCCGCATGTCATCCGTGGCTCAGATGAATCTTGACAAACTGAACAACCGCCTTCAGAATGATATGCTTGGCGGGAGCAGCATGAGGGAAAAAGCCAAGGAACAGGAAGACACGGTTGCCTACCTAAAGAAGAGAGTCATAGAGCTTGAGACACGCATTCGTAAATCTTTGCGTCATCCGTAATTTCATATAGAATTAAGGCTTATCGGAAAATGATTGATCAAAACATTCCAGATTACGTCTCCTCATTCAGAGACAGCGTGAGACTTGCTAACCGAATCCGAAACTACTGGTTGCAGAAAGGGAAGGAAGTCCATGTTTATGTTGAAAAATTTATGGTAGGAAAATCTGGGCCATTCTATCAGATCAGATCAGATATTAACCTCAAAGGATTTCAAAATGACGATCTCTAATCAACTCCCAACCCTATATCAGCAGTATATCCATCTATCTAGATATTCCCGTTGGAATAAGGAGGAGGAGAGAAGGGAGACATTCTCTGAAACAGTTGATCGTTATTTTTCCTTCTTTGAGGACCAGTTGGGTTCTGATCTTCTGACCTCTGAACTAAGAGAGTATCTTGAAAACAAGGTCCTATCGCTGGAGGTAATGCCATCCATGCGGTGCCTGATGACAGCTGGGCCTGCCCTGAAACGGGAGAACATTGCCGGGTATAACTGTTCCTATCTCCCTGTTGATCATCCCCGTGCCTTTGATGAGACCTTGTATATTCTCATGAATGGTACCGGGGTTGGGTTTTCTGTAGAAGAAGATTACACCAGAAAGCTCCCTATCGTTTCTGAGAACATGGAACAATCTGACTCTGTCATCATCGTTGATGATTCCAAGGAAGGATGGGCACGTGGTCTCAGAGAACTTATTGGGGCTCTCTACCAAGGCTCCATTCCAAAGTGGGATCTCAGCGCTGTCAGGCCAGCTGGGTCTCTGCTGAAGGTCTTTGGCGGAAGAGCATCAGGTCCTGCTCCTCTTGATGACCTCTTTAATTTTACTGTTAAAATTTTTAAAAATGCAGCAGGAAGACGGCTAGATCCAATTGAGTGTCATGACCTGATGTGCAAGATCGGGGATGTCGTTGTGGTCGGCGGTGTTCGTCGCTCAGCCCTCATCTCACTCTCAGATCTCTCTGACACTAGCCTGCGCACGGCCAAGAGTGGGGAGTGGTTCAATTATGAACCGCAGCGGGCACTTGCAAATAATTCTGTATGTTACAAGAAGACCCCAAGCAT